AGTCAAAATTCTATTCAGGCGTGTACTCAATATATTAATAAGGTTTCAAATCAAATTGAAGAAATATCTCAAATGTCGGAGGATATTGATTCTAAGAAAAATGAACTTGAAACTATTAAAGAAGATATTCGTATATATAATGAAGAGAAGAAAAATTTGTCAAATCAAAAATATCTTTATGAATTGGCAAGTACCCTTCTTAAAGATAGTGGTATTAAGAGTAGGATAATAAAACAATATTTACCCATTATCAACAAATATATAAATGTTCATTTAGGTAAAATGGACTTCTATGTATCCTTTGAACTTGATGAGGGGTTTAATGAGACTATAAAATCAAGACACCGCGACGAATTCACTTATGCATCATTTAGTGAAGGTGAGAAAATGAGAATTGATCTTGCACTACTTTTTACTTGGAGAGCTATAGCTAAGTTAAAAAATAGTGTGAACACAAATCTACTTATTTTAGATGAGGTGTTTGATTCTTCTCTGGATGCGTCGGGAACAGATGAATTTTTAAAGATTTTATATGATTTAGCGGGTGATGTTAATGTGTTTGTAATAAGTCATAAAGGAGATGTCCTATATGATAGATTCAAAAGCACTATTAAATTTGAAAAACATAAAAATTTCTCAAGAATGATGTAATGGTCGAACTAATTGTACCTAAAATAGAAAATGAAATTCAAGTTAGAGAATTTCCTTTACTACACGAATCAGATCCCATTTTAAAAAAAGAGCCTCTCACTTGGATATTTGATCCACCTCAGGCTGATCCTGACCTAATGTATAGTATCATGTTAGAGAATATGGTTGCTCATAAGGGGCTTGGTTTGTCTGCAAATCAAATAGGAATGCCAGTTAAGGTGTTTGCCATGAGAGTTACAGAAACAGATGCAATCGTATGTTTCAATCCAAAAATAATTACAGAGTCGGATGAAATGACAAGGATGAAAGAGGGATGTTTAAGTTTTCCACAATTATTTTTAAATATTAGTAGACCAGAAAGGATTTTGGTTGAATATCAGAATGCAGCTGGTGAAGAAATAAAGGCAAATTTTGAAGGATTAGCAGCAAGAATATTTCATCATGAAATGGATCACATGGAAGGTAAAACATTTTTGGATGGTGTAAGTAAAATTCTTCTGCAGTCTGCAAGAAGAAAACAGAGAATAGCATTAAGAAAACAACAGAGAGTTGATGATATAATAGTCACTAGCTCTTATAATGATGTTATTGAACAACAAAAATCTATAAGAAAGAATTAAGAAATGGAAGAACAATCTGAAAAGTTTGGTTCTAGTAGAAGGCTCAAAAGGTTAGAAAATAAAAGATATCGTAATTTAGATAAATTACATTTACATAACATCAGATCTCGCGAAGACGCAGAAGAATTTGATGATTTAGAAAATATTGATGAGGAAGAATAATGAGTGAACATACAGCAATTGAAGAGGTTGATAAGCTATCTCAAGAAAAGGAATTACAATTACAAAAGGACATGGCCGATCATTTCATGGAAGGAATTAATCATCGTGTTATGATAGCTGATAAAGCTCATGAAATGGGTAAAAAGGTAATTATGGTAGACATTGATGGAACTATTTGTACTCAAGTTGGAGATCCAGGCAAACCAATATCCCCCGATGAATTTTTGGAAGCTGAACCATTTCCAAAAAGAATTGAGTACTTGAATTCTTTATATGATGAAGGACACTATATGCATTATTGGACTGCACGTGGGTGTATGTCAGGAATTGATAAACTCAAAGAAACTAGAGAACAATTAGATTCTTGGGGCGTCAAATATAATGATGTAGCTGTATTTAAACCTTTCTATGATATTTGGATTGATGATAAAGCAGTGGGTGTTAGAAGAGATACAGAAGGAGCAATTTCAGAATTTAAAGAGAATATTAGTCACGTTATAGAAATGTTGTGAGGCACCGTCACTAGGATGACTACCTAGTTAATTCAAATCAGGGCCTTCGGCGGAATCTCGTCATCCGCTCAATGAAGTATACACCGAAAGTTTTCTCATTCAGAAAGCTGTATATGGAATTGGCATTTCTATTTTCCTAAATAGTTGTTTGTACATATATGTTTTTAACATTTTAAAAGGAGTTCCCCATATGCCCTTTACTGTGCAATTACCCACATATCAAGTAGAAACCAAAACTGGTTCTACACTATACCCATCTCATACAGAAGCACAATCCCATTATCAAAAATTTGTTGATAATAAAGTTCCTTGTGAATTATATGAGGACGGAAAATTAAAAAAGGAATATAAACCTACTATTTAAAGATTTTATTATGAAAACTGATGAAGACGGAGCAGGGAAGCTGCTCTTTCAATACAATGAAGATAAAATTTTGGATGAAGTAAAAGAGTATATAGCAGGAACTTACTCAGAACATTACGGCGACCAAAAAATTCAAATACAAGATGTATTCGATCAAATGGGAATTTCTGAAGAATTTACCCGCGGAGCAGCTATGAAGTATCTGTTTCGTTTCGGGAAGAAAGAAGGCAAGAATAAAAAAGACCTGTTGAAGTGCGTTCATTATATAATTTTACTATATCACTATGCGTTTAAGCCGGAAGGGCAAACCAATGAGAATTATTGAAGACACTAAACTTGATTTTAGTGATGTTCTAATCTCCCCAAAGAGATCGCAACTTACCTCGCGAAAAGAAGCAATCCTTACAAGAAAATTCAAGTTCAAACACTCAAAACATACATGGGAAGGTATTCCTATAATTGCATCCAATATGGATCATACAGGAACACTTGATATGTATGGTGTATTGTCTGAATATAAAATGTTAACTGCATTATGTAAATTTAATGACTGGCTGAGTGACTACCACCTTCAGTATCTTATTCAGACTATCGGATTAGACCAAAACTTAGATACATTAGATTATGATGAAACTAAATGGATTTGTCTTGATGTGGCGAATGGGTATACAGAACGATTTAATGATTATGTATCTTTGATGAGATCTCACGAAGCAACCAAAAATAAAATAATTATAGCAGGGAACGTATGTACACCAGAAGCCACGGAGCAGATACTCCTTGCAGGTGCAGATATTGTGAAAATTGGTATTGGGCCAGGGAGCGTATGTACGACACGGAAAATGACAGGTGTAGGATATCCACAACTTTCAGCGACGATAGAGTGTGCCGATGCGGCTCATGGTCTAGGAGGACATATTATCACAGACGGAGGGTGTACAGTAGTGGGGGATATAGCAAAAGCCTTTGGTGCTGGTGCAGATTTTGTGATGTTAGGTGGAATGTTAGCAGGACATAAAGAATGTACTGGTGAAATATTAGGTAATCACCGCGGGGGAACAATGTTTGCTCAAAAGATGGAATTTTATGGTATGTCTTCAGAAGAAGCACAACTCAAGTATTATGGTGGAAAGAAGTCTCATAGGGCTTCTGAAGGAAAGAAAGTTCAAGTACCATATCGGGGAACAGTAAAAGACACAATACAAGATATTTTAGGTGGACTGAGAAGTGCATGTACTTATGCAGGAGCCAGAACTATAAAATCATTACCTAAGTGTACTACTTTTGTTAAGGTAAATAGACAACTCAATACTGTATATGGGGAGGATTAATCATGAGTAATAAACTGTGGTACAGCTGGGAAGAAATGAGAAGAGATGTTAATTCTCTTTGTCGTGAAATTGTATTGGATAAATTTGAACCACAAGTGATTGTCGGAATTTCTAGAGGTGGATTAGTGCCAGGAGTAATGATGAGTCATTGGTTCAAACTTCCATTTAAACCAGTTCAAGCAGCATTGAGAGATTTTCCAGAATGGACGGATTATCTACCAAGAAAAACGGATGAGAGAGTTTTAATAATTGATGATATTTGTGATTCTGGTGAAACCTTTGAAAGAATGGAAAAACATATTAAGGGCCCGAGAAAAGATTCAGTTTTAGAAGTTCAATGTGATGTGCGGTTCGCAAGTTTGTGGTGGAACAACGAGGTAGAGTTTGAACCACACTATTACGCACAGGAGATGGCAAAAGATTCCACTAACACTTGGATTCATTTTCCACATGAATTATGGTGGAATGCTCCTGTTTAAAATAATAAAACAATTAGAAAGTGAATAAAATGGTATATAGTAAAGAAGGAAGGTGGGATCAAACCGAAAGGCCTTACACTCCAGCAGATGTGAAAAGGTTAAGTGGTTCTGTCAAGGTTGAACACACTCTTGCAAAAATGGGTGCAGAAAAACTCTGGAACAAATTACATTACACAAAATATGTTAGTGCGTTAGGTGCATTAACTGGTAATCAAGCGATGCAACAGGCAAAGGCAGGACTTGATGCAATCTATCTTTCGGGATGGCAAGTTGCAGCAGATGCAAATGACAGTTTGCA